GTATTATTGGAAAATTGATTTCCTATGATATTACCTCTTGTAGTTCCTCCACCGAACCCAAAATCATTTGCAATTGTGTTTGATTGGAAATTACTACCAATTTGGTTATAGGAAAAGTTTGTATCAATATTATTACTTTGACAAGCATCTCCTATAACATTACTTAAAGTTGCACCTGAAAAATAATTATTAGTCATATCACTACCCACTTGGTTATTTTGAAAAGTATAACCACCTATACTGTTTGGGTCTCCAAAAGTATTTCCAAATGAATTATTACCAAAAACATTACCGGTGATGACACTATAAAAAATGTTACTATTAAATAAACTACCTATTTTATTAGTATTAAAACTTGCTCTTATAGTATTACCATAAAATGACGGTCCAATCTCATTTTCGTCAAAAGTATTTCTAAGGATGTTATTATTAAAATTATTACCAATTACGTTACGAGAAAAACCATAATCAATTAGGTTTGAATTAAAATCAGCACCGATTATATTGTAAATAAAATCATCATCATACATTGTTAAAAAGTTGTATCGGAATCCCCAACCTATTTGATTAAAATCAAAATCAAACCCGTCGTTATCTCCAAGCATATTATAGTCAAAATTACCAACAACAGTATTCCCTTGCATATCACACTCTATAAAATTATAGGTAAAATCAGGACCAATAGTATTTCTATCAAAATTATTTGTTATGATATTAAATTGGAAAAATGGTCCACAGGTAGTACTAGTCATAAAATTATCAAACGTGTTACCGACAACATTACCTCCAAATGTCATATCTTCATAGTCACCATTTAAAAACACGTTATTGGACAAAATGAAATCATTATAATTTTGATTATCTCCCAAATATGTGTTGGAGTTTTGGTTACTATTAAATGTGTAATATTCTGAGAATCCTGTATATGATGGTGTAGGTACGTTACATTTGAATGGTGACCTTATACCCCCTCCAGTGCCTCGTGAATAAAATTTGTTACTTTCGGTGTAGAAGGTTGTTCCTGTTACTGTCATATTTGTTGCATCCGTAATGGTTAAAATTTCATAATATGCAAAACCACCAATAAGGTTACTATAGTTAGGACTGAATATACCCAAAATATTTCCAACACTAAAATCATTATCAAATGTTGTACCGACCCCAACAACATTACCTGAACCATCTATTGATACAGTACCGGTATGATAGTTTTCAGATAAAAATGCCTGATATCTAATAAACTGAACAGATCTAAAATCATAATCGGCTCTGTTATTAAACCTATCAATTCTTTCTGTTATTCTACCTTTTGCGGGTGAATTTGTTACTTCAGTTGTACTCCATGTAAAATCATAAGTAATTTTATCGTTAGTATATATCGTAGAATATACCGTTGGTGAAAACCCTGTTGTTGATATTGCCAATAACAAGATTGGTTCGGTACTACCTGTTTTATAGTTACCTGTTGTTATTGCAACACCCTCATTTGTATAATTTGGTTGATCATAACAAGTTTGGAAATCTGTCATTAGGTAAAACTGTCCGGGAACTAACCCACCAGTACTTGATGCGATAGTTAAACCTGAATAAGTTGTCTCAGTATAGTTAATACCTGAAAATGCGATGTGATAAGTCGTCCCCGACTCTTCCACCGGAATTAAAAGATTATTTGTTGTATAATTTAATGAGGTTAATTCACCGATTGTTTTTCCTGTTAGTGCCATAGTTTTTTTATTCTATAAATAGTTTTAATTTTTTATCTTGGGTCAACGAATTTAAGGTATTCGTTATTTCCTGTCTCAATATATTCATCGGTTCCAGATATAATTGGGTTAATAAGAAACTCAACCTGTGTGGATGGTGTTGGAGTTAAGGTATTAGTTGGTGTAACTGTTAGTGTTGGGGTTACAGTTTTTGTTATTGTAGGCGTTACCGTTGGAGTGGGTGTTTTCGTAGATGTAGGCGTAACGGTGATTGTTGGTGTGATACTTGGAGTTGGGGTGTTTGTTGGTGTTGGATCAATTGTGGTTGTTGTAGTTGTGGTTGGGGATTCTCTATGTTCATTTGGTAATGAACCTTTTTTTCCCGAAAATCCGACCTCAAAAACTTTAGATGTAAGTATAGGTTGACCCTCAACGATCAATCTTGACCCAGCTATTATACTTCCCGACCTTTTTCTTAAACTTAAACCCATTATATTTTAATCATAAATATTATCTCCCACCAAATAACCATCCGTATTTTGCATAATCACCTCTACTTGGTGCACTACTATCTCTTCTTGAATCATAACTAAGATTTGGCATAACAGGATTAAAACTAATTATATCTTTTACAGATTCGTTACTTGTAACCGTCCAAGATTCAATCATTGATTTAGTGTGTTCCGTAACCTTCTCCAAACTTGAAAAAGATGATTCCCCCACGTATAATGCCATAGCAATAGACATGATTAAATCATCGTGATGACCTTTTTGGTGATCTGGTCTACCGTTTATATAAACGAACGTATTCATCTCGTTATATAACCTCGAACTATACATTCTAAATCCGTGTCTCATTCCTTCCTCAAATGCCGCAATGATCTGAACACGTTTAGCATTAAAGTTAATACCCGGTATTTTATCTACCGTTCTTGATGCCGATCTCCATATGTTATTTTGATCAACACCGTCAATATAAAGATTCTTATAGTCAAATTCTTGTAATTTACGTACGGTTGTAATACCCATACCACCGGTGATATCCACCACCACAAACGCTGAATACATATTTGCCCATTTAAAAGCAACCTCAGCCAATGTATCGGGTGGAATTTTTCCAATATATTCCATTACTTGTTCTCTCGTATCAAAATCAATAACTTGAATTGTACTAAAGTCCTCACTATCCCCACGAGAAACGTCAATCCCCATAATGTATTTGTGACCCACTTCAGGTTCTTTCCAAATCCATAGAGAATTACCCATCATTTTATTTTGAGGTTCTTTTAACATATTTTCACGAATTCTCTGTAACATATTAGAATCAAAGACATTATCCCCCGATCCTAAGAAGTTACATTCCAACTCCTGTGATACTTTTCTCTTATCGTATTTAAGTTTTTTTACCATCCCTTCAAACCAAATAGAACAAGGTTTGTATCCCGTATCCATAATTGCTTTTAGGTCATCATAATTTCTTTCTGCGAACGGGATATTTTCCCAACTAATAATATCGTCATCGGTATATTCTTCTTTATTTAACAAATAGTGAATAATATCCTGTGTCTTAACTAAGTATAAATCTTTGGTATATCTTGGATCTCTAAACCAATACATTTCAGAAATTTTGAAGTCATTCATATTTCTTAATGCCTGATCGTATATCTCATAATAAATTGGATCATAACCATTCGGTGTTGAGACCACAATTACCTTACCCCCTGTGGATAAGGATGCCATACAAGCCGCCCAAAAATCACTGTCAGCTTCAATAAACGCCGCCTCGTCAAATACAAGTATCGTGGGAGTAAATCCACGTAAGGCATCTTTTGATGTTGCCACCGCTTTAACCTCAGATCCATTATTTAATTTGTAATGTTTTTGTGAGTTTTTTTCGGGTGAAAAATCAACACCAACCCATTTTGGCCATTGACCAATAAATGCCCTAACTTTATTTGCCATCTCTAAAGATGTATCAAGTTTGTTGGCAATAATAAGAATTTTTTCAGGTTTGTTTTTCTTCGCAAATGCCAATCGTTTTGATGCCCAAGCCGCGGTAACCGTAGATACACCCGCCTGACGATATTTTAACGCAATGTTCTCATTAAAATTTTCGTAATCCTGTAAAAGCGATATTTGATCGGGAAATAACTCTAACGGCACATATTGTGAAACCGTGTTATCATATGTCTGTAAGTAAGTTTTTAATGCGTAAGTTGTGTCCTTCATACACTTCACATACTCAAGCATTACTTGTTCTTTAGATAAACCCATAAAAGTATTTATCTATAAATATCAAAACCCCCAGTTATTTTCATAAAAGGGGGTTTTTAGTTATTTTAATTGTTTTTAGAGTCCTAATTGTGAAAGGATATCATCATCTTCTTCTTCCTCGTCATCACCATTATTGTATCTATCGTATTCTCTTTTTGCTTTTTGTAAAATTTCTTCAAATTTACGTCTTGCTTTATCATTATCGGCATTATCGTCAGAAACAACATTTGCCATAATATCTCTTAAAAATTCTTCCGCAGGAATACCATAAAGGATTTTTGAAAAATAAGGTTTGTATTTTCTACCTTCTTCGTCAACTGTAATTTCATCAGGTAATAGAGTTCTTAATTTTCTTACCAACTCACCCCCAACTCTAAATTGCATAGGTTCATTTGAGAAAACATCGGTTTGACCCATAACATCTTGAGCCATTGACGGATCCATATCCCTCCACTGCTCTCTTGATGGGATCATTTCAAATGTTTTACCTAATTCATGTAGTAAAATTGGAAATATTAAACCGTTTCCGTAGAAAGTTTCAACACCATCATCTTCTTGATTTTCTTCACTTCCACCTTCTTCGTCATCTTCTTCTTCGGCTTGACCTGATGATCCCGCAGCATTTCCACCTAACATTTCAATAAGTTGTTCATCGGTAAAATACATTAAATCATTTGCCGACATTATTTTATTGTAGATAGAATACAATCTTGGGTCAATTTCATCTAATCTATCTTTATATGCTTGGTATGCAAATTGTATTCTTTTACCCGTACCTTGGATTATCGCATTAATAACATTACGTTTCTCAATTTCAAGTTGTCTAATCTCATCCGGAGTTAACTCATCAACATCAAATGAAAAATTTGGAGGTAACTCTAATTTCCTCTTTTCTTTTTTTTCCATTTGGAATTTTGATGGATCCACTCTTTGTTCTCCTAAAAATGTAAGAAGGTTAAAAAAGTCATATTCATATATTGCCCCACCTTCTTCACTTACTCTTTTAGTTATCAAACCTTGTTCTAATGCCTCTTCCATTGTAATATTGGGTGACATCCATCCAGATTCTTTAGAAGCAATTTCTACCGCTAAATTTCTTAATGATTCCCTGTGTGATGGTTCAATCATCATTGCTTGTCTAACAGAATTCATTTGTTCCATTTGAATAGCTCTTTTAACTGATGGGTCAGTCACATTTTCTTCGGTACCGTAATATCTTTTTACATAATCAACGATTTCTTTAAAACGTTTTCCCGCAATTCTCTCAACATCACTTGCACCTTTTCTAAATGCTCTATTTTTTGCATATATCCCTTCAGGATCCTCAATTTTTGATTGAGATCTTGGGTCCATTCTTTCGGGATAATCACCATAATCAACCGGTGCTTCCTTAACAATTTTTCTAATTAAATCTTCTAAATCTTTATTTCCCATCGTTATTATAATGCTTGGTTAATCAATCCAATGAAATCTTTTTTCATATCTTCCTTACTTTTTTTTTGACCTCTTGGGTCTTCCTTAACACCGGGATTAGGATTTTTAAAAGGGTTACCTCTTCTTTTAGGTGTCGTACCTGGTTTTGTAGGTGCATCTTTTTCTTTAGTTCTTTCTTTTTCTTTTGTTTCGTTTTCTTCCATTGTTCCCATAACTGGCATCATTTGAGTTGGTTTTTTCATTTTTTTACTTTCAATTCCTGATTCATGGGCAAACATACTCATTTTTTTTGGATTTTTCAAAATCATTGAGTTATTTTTTTCCATTTTTTCTGAAATTGTTTTTAAAATGTCACCTTTGGTCATCCTTGGTTGAATTCTATTTTCAATCATTTCAACAATTCTATCCTCTAAAAATTTTTCATACTCTTCATCCATTTTTTCAGGATGTTTTTTCTCAGGCATTGTTTTGTATTGTTTTTTTGATGTTGAGTCCGAAAATTCTCTCGCTAATTCACACCATTTTTTCTTTTTAACACCTTTACTTGTATTACATTTTGCCCAAAAGAATCCTTGTTGAGCCTTTGATTCAAATTTTTCCCTAATAACACCTTCCGTTGTTGGCATTCCATCTGCGGTTGCATCAGGATCATTAACCACATCTAACGTCTCTTCTTCACCTAATTCTTTTAATGGGGTTACAACTGTTTTACCACCAGTAGTATCAATCTCAAGATTGTTAACCATTGTTTTAGAATTTGGTTTAACAATGTATTTTGTGCTTGATGTTGTAACTGGAGTTGTGTTTTGAGGTACGGTTGACTGTTCTTTGGTTTCCTCTTTTTTACCGTCTTTTAAACTTTTTTCAATTTGTTTGTATAAGTCGTCGGCTTTTTTATTTGCTTCAGTTCGGTTTGCGTGTTTTGCGTAATTTTTCATTTGATTCGCCAATTTTTCATCCGACCAGTCATCAATATTTTTTTCAATATCCTTAATTTTTGAATAAGTTTTAATAAAGTTTTTTACTTTATCTTTTAATTCGGAGTTTTTTATTACGGTAATTTTTTTATCTCTACCAAATCTTTCCACCAATGACTTTATTTGTGCACCATTTAAATTAGCAACAAAAGCGGATGATAGTCCGCTTTCTAATAACATTTGTATGTCTTTCTTAGTTCTCATATACTACTTTTTTTTCAAACTCAAGAACAATGTCTCGTTCATATAATTTATCTTTTACTTCCTGCTCAGTTTCACCGAATCTAAAAACAAGTCGTTTTGTAACAGAAAAATCAATTTCATCATTTTCTTTTTCCCAACCTAAAGATAGAACACCATCCATTGAATCTAACATTGAGAACACATCCGAATCTTGAACTAAATCTAAACTTATTTCGCCATTCGTTAATATTCCAACTTTTTTGATGTATTCAACATCGGGTGGTGTTGGATATCCATTTGCTGGTTTTGATTCCCAATTATCTCCCCAAACTTCTAATGTGTCTGAGAAAATAAATTCATAAATGTTGTCTCCCTTATAGTTGGGACCCATTCCATTTATGTATATTAATTTATTCACAAAATTTGTCCGTTTGGTGTTATTTTAGTTTCGGTAATTCCATCTTTAAAAATTAAATTCTTTTTGTTGGTAATACCCACTAAAGATGTGTTGGGATTATTTTCCATAAATTTTAACGCCATTCTTTCTTGTTTGATTGTTTCAGATAATCTTTTAACTTCTGATTTATCAAATTCGACCATTTCTTTTAACGTTTTTTTACGGTTTTCTTTTCTAATCTCATCTTCTTCATTAATGTTAAAATACTTTGAGATGATCTTATCAATTTTTGACTCACCAAAAGTACCGTGACTTAAATGTGGGTATGATCTTTGTTTTAATTTAGATCCGTGTCTTGGATATTCTTCTTCAAAATCAAAGTCATCGTCACCCATTAAATCATATCCCATGTTTAATTCTTTTTTCATATTTGAAGCGAAAGCCGATGGGATTTTTTCATTAAGAGCATCTTCTAAACTCATAACTTCTTTCATTTCACCATCTTCACCAGGTAATGATAATTCTTCACCACCCATTTCAGATTCGTCACCCATTTGTGGTTCTTCGTCACCCATTGGTGGTTCTTCACCCATAACTTGATCTTCTTCAGACCCTTCTAGACGATTCATAATTTCTTCAATGTCATCATCACTTAATGTTGTCAAATCTAAAGCCGATAAAATTGAATTAATAACGTATTTAACGTCATCACCAATCATATCTTCTTCTTCACTATTATTAAAATTTCTGATTTTTTGTGCCAATTTACCTGTTAATTTTTGAATTACTTTCATAGTTACAGGTTCGTCATCGTCCTCCTCATCTTCAGATCCCATTTCATCAAAATTAGGTTCTTCTTCTTCAGGTGCCGGTTCAGGTAATGCTTCAGGTGCGGGAGCCGGTGCAGGTGCGGGAGCCGGTGCAGGTGACGGTGCAGGTGCCGGAGCGGGAGCCGCAGTTGCTTGTTCATCAAGTTCAATATCATCCGTCATTTCCTCATTCGTAGGTTTTCTTTTAAGGATGTATTTTTTACTCTCATTAAATAATGAAGTACCTTCAACATTTTCGTGTAATGAATTTAATTCTTTTGCCATTAAATTCATTCTTTTAAATGCTTGAGAATAAGATGAAAAATATTGTCTATTTTTCATAGGCGCAATATAATCACTTTCAGATTCATTAATAGTTTTCTTTATAATGTAACCCGCCTTTTCTTTGACAATTTGATATCTATTACCATCCGCTAAATCAATAGAATATTCAGTTGATTTAGATTCATTAACAGGATTTGGTGTATTTTCGTTGTAACGAGAAATTTCAATAATTCTTCTAATTTTATCCATTCCCTGTAGTTTTTCACTACCAATTGGTCTTAAGTTTCCCATTTTTTTGTTTTTTTAAAAATATTATTTTTATTATAAATATATTAATACTTATGTTTATTTGTTGTTTTATTAAATTATTGCTTCATTGTGAGGTTTTTATCTAATATTTCTGTAGATAAGTTGTGTAATTTTTCAATATAACCATTACGTCTTAAAATCTTAAACACCAAATTTTCAGTTGAGTATTCCCCGTCTTTCTCCAAACCACAGGTTCTATACTTTTTAAGTTTTTTCTTATATTTATCAACCAACTCTTTTGCGGTGTCCATATCCTCATCTTCGATATTTTCAATAACACCATCAATTATATTCATCCACTGTTTGGATTTTTCTTTTAATAAATCTTTATCAACAACGAAATCTTCTTTTTCAGGTTCATTTGACCATTCATCAAAAAGGACCGAATATACTCCACTACTGAAGTGAGTTTCAACTTCATTTTGAACATATAATTCAACCTCATAACCAAATATAGTAATGTCGTGATTTTTATTAAAAATTATTTTTTTTAGATTAAACAATTTCTCATATAACTCCATTTGGTTTTCAGGATACTGTGAGAAATTCGCCACAATGTGTAAATCAAAATCAGAATATTTTGACCAATTATAGTTGGATAATGATCCCGTTAATATAATGTCGGTTACGACAATATCAATATCTAAAAAATCTATGAACTCATATGCAATCTCTAATAACCTTTCTCTAACTTCAGGTTTCATGGTTACATCACCATCATTTAAATCCCATACTTTAGGATTTAATTCTTTTTTTGGTTCAAAACTTTTTATTATCTCGTTATTATCCATTACCTATAAATATAATGGTTTTTAAATTACGACAATTTTCTGTATTTAAACGTTTTTGATATTTCTTTTGTGAAAAAACTACCTTGTGATTTTGCAGATCTAAACTGTGTGTATATAAGGTGAGGTACCTCATCATATTCGTACTTCAACCCATGTTTAAATTCCACAAGCATTTTTTTAGTTTCAGTATCGTATTCCGTTCTAACGATATTACTTGATTCAATCTCATTCAAGATTTTTGTTCCTTTGATTTCTTCTTTAATAATTGCCATAATCTTTTCTTTTAAATATATTTTCAAAAAAATAAAAATACAGGTTATATACTTTATTCAAAAAAATTACTACCTTTACAAAAAAATATAAATTATGATTGAATTTCAAGACGAAAACGAAAAAGGAAAAAAGAAACCAGAAAGTAGTGGGGGAACTCCAGTTTTGGATAACTTTAGTAAGGATTTGATAAAAATGGCTGAGGAGGGAAAATTAGATCCTGTAATTGGTCGTGAGAAAGAAATCCTTAGAATTGCTCAAGTTCTATCAAGACGTAAGAAAAACAACCCTATTATTATTGGTGAACCAGGAGCTGGTAAAACAGCCATTGTTGAAGGGTTAGCAATGATGATTTATAACGGAGAATGTCCCAAAAATTTGGTTGATAAACGAATTGTATCTTTGGATATTAATTCAATTGTTGCGGGAACCAAATATCGCGGACAATTTGAAGAACGAATGAAAGTCATTATTGAGGAATTACAGGCAAATCCAAATATTGTCATCTTTATTGATGAAATTCATACAATGGTCGGAGCCGGTAATAGTTCAGGATCTTTAGATGCTTCAAACATCTTCAAACCGGCATTATCTCGTGGTGAGATCCAATGTATTGGAGCAACAACATTAGATGAATACCGAAGACATTTTGAAAAAGATGGGGCATTGGAACGACGTTTCCAAAAAGTAGTAGTTGATCCTTCAAGTAAGGAAGAAACTTTTGAAATCCTTAAACAAAGTAAATCCAAATATGAAGAACATCACAAAGTTAACTATACCGATGAATCTCTTTGGGTTTGTGTGGAGTTGGCGGATCGTTATATTACCGATCGTGAGTTTCCTGACAAAGCGTTTGATATTTTAGATGAGGTCGGAGCAAGAATGCAAATTGACATCAAATTACCTGAAGTAATTGAACAACTTAAATCTGAGGCTCAAGAAATCAAGAAAGAAAAACTTGAGGTCATTAAAAAACAAAACTACGAGCAAGCAGCTGAGTTACGTGATAAAGAACGTACCGTATTATCAAACCTTGAATTGGAAAAGAAAAAATTTGAGGACCACCTTAGAGTTAGTAAACGTGCTATTCCTGAGGAATTGATTTACGAGGTTGTTTCTAACATGACTAAAATTCCCGTATCTAAATTAAATTTAGATGAAAAGAATACTTTGGTTAATTTGGAGTCATCTTTATCTTCTACGGTAATTGGTCAGGAAGAAGCTGTTGCGAAAATCTCAAAATCTATCCGTAGAAATCGTGTAGGTATTAAGGACCCAAATCGTCCAATCGGATCATTTATCTTCTTGGGATCAACAGGTGTTGGTAAAACATTCTTGGCAAAACAATTGGCAAAAGAAATCTTTGGTAGTGAAGAAAACTTAATCCGTGTGGATATGTCTGAATATCAAGAGAAACACACAATCTCTCGTTTGATTGGGTCACCTCCAGGATACGTTGGTCACGAAGAAGGTGGGCAACTTACTGAACAAGTAAAAAACAAACCATATTCTGTTATCTTGTTTGATGAGATTGAAAAAGCAAACAAAGATATTTTCTCAACATTATTACAGATGTTGGATGATGGACACTTAACTGACGGATTGGGTAGAAAGATTAACTTCAAAAATTGTTTGATTATTATGACATCTAATATTGGGGTTAAAAAACTACAGGACTTCGGAGCTGGTGTTGGATTCAAAAGTAACAGTGAGATTGTTAAGGAAGAACACAAACGAGATATCCTTAAAAAAGAATTGGGTAAATTCTTCGCACCTGAATTCCTTAACCGTATTGATGATGTAATTATCTTTAACTCTTTGAAAAAAGAAAATATTGATAAGATTGTTAAATTGGAGGTTGACCGTTTAATGAAACGATTAACTAAAATGAAATACAACTTCACATATGAACCAACGGTTATTGATTTAATCTCCAAAGTTGGATTTGATGAAACATTCGGGGCTCGTCCATTGAAAAGAGCAATCCAAGACAAAATTGAAGACCTTATCTCAGAGAAAATACTTCTTAATGAAGTTGTTGAAACTATTAATTACACCTTATTAGTGAAGGAGAACGATGAGATTGTAATTGAAGTACTTACAGGTGAAGAACCAAAGAAACGAGGTAGAAAGAAGAAAGAGGATCAACCCTCAGTTTAACATTAAAAGGAAGAGAAATCTTCCTTTTTTTGTGCCCATAAATCAGGTCATAAAAAAAGGGGGTCAATGACCCCCAAATTAAAAATAGAAAATGAAAACAACAATTAATGTTTAGTATAACCAAGACCCTCAATCATTAGTTTACCGACCTTAATACCATTATACGTATCCTCAACCACAACGTATTCATTAGGTGTGTGATAACGATAATACCCTATTGATATATTAAAACACTGAATATTAAATAATTGATTTACCATATAAATGTCCGTAAATGGATGTTTATGGTATTTTGTGTCCGCCGGAAAATGTTCTGTAATAAGGTCACCACCTACTTTAAAGAACTCACTTTCACGATCAAACATCTTTCTATTCATAAGGAACTCAGAGATCATATTGTTCTCAGGGGCATCAAACTGAATACCATAACCTACATTTTTAAAGAACTCAGGATCCGCCTTTCTTGATCCGTGACAACCAGTTTCTTCAGATACGAAAAATGCTGCCTTAAGGTTTGGTAATTCTTTTAATAATTCCAAACAACCGTATACACCACATTTGTCATCACCACCAATACCTGTTGGGTTTCCTTCGTTATTATACGCTTTAAGTGATAATTTGATCTCTCCCTGAGCATTAGGTAACATTTCCTCAACAACGTTAATTGTGTCGATTGTATGAACCGTATCGGTGTGAGAGATCACACACGGGAAGTATTCAATATTTTCATCGGTTTGTTTTGTTGCGTAGATGTTATACATCTCATCAACATAAAACGGAATATTGTTCTCAGTTAACCAATCGGCAATAAATTGGATCATCAAATCCTCTTTATATGTCTTTGTTGGTACGGACAATACTTGTTTTAATAATTCATAGTTTCTTTCCATAGCACAAATGTACGGAAATTATTTCAATATACCAACTATTCTTTTGATTTGTTCAAATAATTCGTATTGGGTTTCAATTCTTTTCAGATCTTCAAAATCAACGGATCTTTTTTGTTCCCTTTCGTCACTTGTATTATTTCTAAAAGTAATAATGATCTTATTTGTTGCAGGATCTACTTTATCTATTTTGAAATACGTGTTCTCATCCGTTTTAACCGGTATCCATTTTTCAAAACCATACTCTTGATCTACGGTACTAACAATTTCTTTGTATTCCTCATAATTAATAAATCTCTCGTCATCGGATAATTTTTCTTCAAGTTTTTCAATCTGATCAGATACATATTGTTGGTACTTTTCATCGTCCCAATCTTTACAAGATGTATCGTACCGTAACTCAGACCAATTACCTCTTTCAATTTTATCAAATTTCCAAATCAAATTTTGTAATAATCCTTCAATTTTCAAATCCTCAACTTTTAATTGCTTATACCAATTTAATAATACCCCAACAGTTGCAGTGTATTTATAATTCCTACTTTTTTCTTTCATTCCAAATTTTATAAATGGGTTTTGGAATTCAGAATTTATGATACTTCTTATTTCGTTATACACACAATCTTCATATTCTTGAACATATTCATCAATTACACTACTAACAAAATTTTCATCAATTTTATCGTTTAGTAAGGTGTGTATTGTACGATTATCATCCGGTGATGTTGTTGGGTAATAAGATCTAACAATGTTTATAATTCGTTGTTTATTTTCTTCATTAAAATACCACCCCATAAAGTCACCATCCTTCCAAGAATCATAATACCCATCATATTCATAATTAATCCCACCATAGTCACTCATATAGTATCTCCACTCATATATATCATCGGATTCAATATCAAAAATATTTAAAAATGTGGACTCATCATCAATAACAATTTCAACTACAGATTGTCCCGGATTGGTCCTGTTGAAATCAACATTATAGATTAGATCATCCCCACCATTTTCATTCCATCTCGGTTCATAACCATTATATATACTTTTTAAAAATTCAAATGTTTCCCCATATCTAATTAATGGACCCAAAAGTTTTACAGAATTTGGAAATCTTGATTTTAAATCGTCGGTGTTTTTAAGTGAATTTCTATCGTAACCATATCTGATAACACTTGGATCATTATTATCACGATTGTGGATTGAGAACTCCTGAATATCAGGATCAGAACTAATTAGAAAATATAAATCACCATCGGAAAAATTATTATCCCAATTTTGACTATATAAATCACCACCAAAATAATGTGCGGCGTCTTTAGTTAATATCTTAACTATCTTTAATTTATCGTCTTCACTAACTATTTCTACCTCTCCTGATTCGTATGGATTATATTTTCCGTAATTCATATAAAATAAATATCCTAAATGCTTGGAATATTGTTTTTTTGTATTATCTTTGTATTTATAAATTAGTTCTTTAACATATGGGGGTAACTTGGAATTGACTGACATAGTTGGTTATTCGGGGCACGCAGTGAGATATATCCTATCACTTAAATCTACGGATGTGAATAGTAAACGGAAACGTTTTAGACAAAATGGCGGCTATCGGTCTTATCCGTGAAGACGCTGCGGTTGTAGCCTAACAGTTAGGAAACACCATACGGGTCGGTGGACATATAACCCAGGAACAGAAGTCTTTACAAAGGTGTGGTACCTACCCAAAAAGGTACGAGTGGAGGATTAGTTCTCAGTAAAACGAACCACTTTAAAAATAAGGGAATTGTGAAATTTCGGATTGTTAGAATAAACAATGTCCTAAGCGTGTAGTCCTTAGTAGTCAAGATGGGCAACACGAGGGTTCGACTCCCTCTACCTCCAGATTATTAATTTTAACTCACCTCCACGTGGTAATAATCGGAAACAGGTAATGCTGGCTAAGTAGTTAAAAAATTGTGGAGATATTGTGTTTTTTCTGTATAATATAATATTTATTTATATGGAAAAAACCACTAAATATCATAGACCTCAGGAAGAAATAATATGTGATCGTTGCGGTATTATCTTTAAGAAAGACTGCAGTGAGATAAGAAGAAATAACAAACTAGGTAAAAATCATTACTGTTCTTTATCTTGTGTTAGAATCGGTCAAGTTACCAACCCATTAGGGAATCCTAAAAATTTAAAATCTAATAATCGTACAGATAAGTATACGGGATTAAGAGAACATTATCGTAGACTTAAAATAAGAAACAAAGAAGTTAATCTAACTTTAGATGACTTACTTGAAGTTTGGGAAAATCAAAATGGGATTTGCCCATACACAGGGGTAACCCTTATTCACCCCAAAGATGGTAAAAATGAATCTATGATATATAAAGCATCATTAGATAGGATTGACTCATCAAAAGGATATGTTAAAGGTAATATTCAATTTTTAAGCGTTGCCGCAAATCATGGTAAAGGAATCATGACTCATGATGAAATGATTGATTTTTGTAAAATAATTGCAGATAAGTGGAACGCGTTAAAATTATAGATTAGTGTTGTATGGATATTATATTTTAGTGCATAAAAAAAGAGGTTTAATTACCTCTTTTCATATCACGATCAATGTCTCGTTCTTTTATTGATTGTCTTTTATCGTAAAGTTTCTTACCACGAGCCAGTGCGATCTCAATTTTTATTAAACCTTTATCATTCAGGAATAGACGATAAGGTATGATCGTTAACCCATTTATTAATTGATTCTCCAAATTATTTAACTGTCGTTTCTTAAGGAGTAGTTTACGATCTCTTACTGTTTCATGGAATGATCCATATCCGTAATCCGATATGTTCATACCTTTGATGAATAATTCACCCCCATTGAAATAACAATACCCTTCAGAAATAGAAGCTTTACCCATTCTAATAGATTTAACTTCAGATCCTGATAATTTTATGCCAGCAATTTCTACCTGAATAAACTCATATTCAAATTTTGATTTCTTGTTGATTATGTTCACAGAATTTTTCATGGTACAAATATAAACAAAAAAAGGAATAGATTGATCTATTCCTTATAAATTTTTTCTTAACGTTTTGATTTTAAAATAAAAACCTGAGATTACAGTTTTTTGTGAGAACCTTTAGTAGTATTATTGTTTCCCTACTTATCCACCATCTTTTGAATGGTATTCCTCAGTGACGATTGGTTAGACCAATCACTTCTTAAGGTATCAATTACTCTCTCATTACTTAACTCTCTTCGAGGATGCCTCCCCAACTCTTCCTTGCGGGAATAGAGGTTTTTGGTAAGAATGTAGTTCAACTTGCGGTCTCACTACGCAACGAACAGCTCGTTACTATGTAGTCACCTTTCATTGACACCTGACGGACACTTTTGCTTTATGTTATATCATGAATTTTACTTCCTAAATGTAAAATAAAGTTTTTGTGTCGTGGATTTTGAAAGTAGTGGTCCGTCACGGGCTTCGTTATCTTTTGAACAACGAAATACTCAACTACTCTCTGAAATGTCCCCATTTCCATATTTTAAGATTACTTCGAGATTAATCCCTTGGTAGAGATTCATCAAGGATAATTTCAGCACCACCTGTTTGTTATCATACCTTTCGGTTTTAAGTACCCTCTCATATTGGAACACGCAATAATAGAATTGGATAATCCTATGTTTTGCAATATCCCTACGGGTTATTCCTATTGGTGTTCCCACCTCAATCGGACGACCCACATCGCCAAATCACTTAACCAGTTTCCCTACAGCGTTGCCCTCGGTACTCAAGGTTAAGCGGTATCCCGCTTGTGTACTCAAGTTCAAATCCCCTTTCAGGTTTTCAAACCGCAAATCAGTTACACTTCTGACTCACTTTATCCTACTTTCGTAGTTTATTTCATGGACTATACACGGCCCAATATCTTTATCATTCTAAGAAGAGAATACCATCTCAATTACTTGTCAAAGAATCTGACAAAACTTTTCCTGAACGGATAATTTAATTTTTCAAAGAACTTTTCAGGACTTTTCCTGATTTGTTGTACAAAGTTAAGACATTTATTTTGTTTTGTCAAGTACTTTGTGAACTTTTTTTAATATTTTTCTACAAATACATCTTCGGTACCGTATTTTCTCGCTTGAGCCGAAGCAAATTCGGGGTTTGGAGTATGATACGTTTTACCATCAGGTCCAATGTATGAAAATATTAAATTTTCAATAACTACTGTTTCTTCACTCATAAAAAAGAGTTTTAAAGGTTAATAAATAAATGAACTGTTAATTATGATACAAAGATAATATAAATATATGGATAAAACAAGAAAGTTATAAAATTTTTTTAATTAAATTTTTCATTCTATTAATTTCCTCATTTAATTGGTCATTTTCGTCAAGACCTCTTTCTTTTCTGATCTTTGCCCCTAATTCAGGAATCTTCATAAGAGAAGCGAGTAATTCTTTAATTTTTTCATCGGATAGGTTAGTAAGATTTAAATCCTTAGTCAGATCTTCATCTTTTTTTACGTCAACTTTTAGATCCGTATCTGTAACGATCTCACCCTTATTAAGATATGGTTCGGGATTTACCCAATCATCATCTTTTGATTTGCTTATCCCAAAATGTAAATGAGGACCTGTAGATAAACCACCCCCGCCTGACATACCTTGACCTCCACCGGATAAAGCAATATTATCTCCTTTATTAACTTTATCCCCAACATCAACCAATCTTTTGGTTAAATGTGCGTATGCTGAGTAAAATGTTTCACCATTTTCATTATGTTTAATGATAATATAATTACCATAACCATCACGATCTTTCATATCAGATCTAACCACTTCACCATCGGCAACAGAATATACTTTAGTTCCATCAGGTATCCCAATATCAATACCGTTATGGTGTTTCTTACCTCCTTTAATTGGATGTGTTCTATACCCAAACCCGGAAGTTGTGGTACCTTTAGTTGGTAATGGATAAGATAATGTCATATTTCAATAAATACTTCGTTATTTGAAAACCATTCGGGAATATCCCTATTTTTCCAAACACAAAAATCTTTTTTGGCTCCCACATAGTAATTTCTATATGATTCAACAACACTTTCAACTTTATATTCATCAGGCATTGCTGTTGGTGGGGTTGTAAAACCAAGATCACTAATATTTGGTTTATGTATTAAACACCACTCAATTATATCTTGGGATTTATGTCTTTTACCGTAACGATAAGTGTACTCCTTACATAACTCCAAACCAAGATCACACAGATATAGATAGTTAGATAAACTCTCACGAGTCCATATTGCACATGGGTGATTTTTATGGGATAATTTATAAGGGGCTTCAGATCCTATTATCCAGTGTGTCCCACACAATAATTGTGCGGTCTCAAGGATCATTTTTACTACGTGCTTATCACAGTGATATTCAGCACATTTCTTCGTGTCGTAATCTAAAAAAAATATATTCATACCACAAAGATATAAATATTTTTTTACTTACAAAATTATTGTTCTAAATGGGTCATTAATACACCACCAAGAGAAGATGCGTGTATTTGTAGATGATTGATTGATTCAATATCTAATTTCTTTTTTCTTTTTGTGTATTCCACACCCAAAGACCCAATGAATTTATCGTCAATCGTTTTAATAGCAAATAAATATTCCGATTTACATCCCGTATCTTCCGCAATATATTTTAATCCAAATGTTGAGATCGTTTCATCTTTAAAGTCAGGGATCTCAATTACATCATTATTTAGTAATTCATTAATTGATTTTGAAAATAAATTAACTGGAATATTGTGGAAATTACTTTGTACCGACCCAACGCCAGGGTTAACTGTTTCATACATAATTGAGAATTTCGCCATTGACTTACCTGTCGGATAAAAATTACCTCCATTATGGAATTGAGTTACCCAAACTCTATCGGCATCAAATTCTTCTTTGATATGTTCTATTTTTGAGGTTACTAATTCACTTACTCTGAGTGTTTCTTTCACCATATCGGGTTTTTCTTTTTTACCCTCTAATTTGCTCTTAATGTAAAGAACAACAATCGGACCCACAACACCTGTGATGAACGCTACTATAATACCTGTTAAATTTTCAAACATATAATTTATAAATATAGTATATTATAAAACTTTTATTTTAAATATATAGAGTTTATAGTTATCTTACTTTTAATTTTTGTCCTGGTTGGATGTTGTCTGATTTTAAATTATTCATTTTTTTCAATTTCTCTACCGTAACAGATTTACCGTATTTTGCCGCAATACCTGAAAGGGTATCACCTGGTTTAACTGTATAATAATATTTGGAAAAATCATACCCATAATCTCTGTGATAGTTACTTTTGAAGTATTTGTCACATTCAGGTCTTCTTGCCACTTCTATTGGTGCTTTTTTTGCCAATCTTTGACACATTTGTTTTTCCGTTTCTGTGGATTTGTTAGGTGTTTTTGATTGTGGTTTTTTTCCTTTTAATTCATTTGCATATCTTAAAAATACTTTTTGGTTCTCAACCATTCTATCGGCAATTCCACCTTCGTACTTTGGATCATTCGCTTGTGAGAAATCAATGTCCCATCCTTCTAAATATTTTTTTGCAGCCAAATCCCAATTACCTGAATTTATTGCCTTTACCCATTGGTATGAAGTTTTAGCTTCACCTCTAAATGTGGCATTAACTAATGCTCTTTGAACATATATTGGGTAATTACTGTATTTTGGGAAAATTGATTTTGCTTTGTTCTCTTCTCTTTTAATATCTAAAGTTAATAATTGTTCCGCTTTAGCATTTGAGATCCTATTTCCTATTTTTGCTTGTTCTCCTGTATGTCCCCAACCGATCGTTAATTTTCCACCGGCTTTTTGATTCGGACTTGTCACAAAAGTTTTTGGTTTTTTAGGATCCTTATCGTCAAACACATAATGTCTCCCCGCCGAATCAATAACAGTAGATTCAAAACTTTTTATGGAATCCCTTAATACGGCATCATCGGCCATTGATTCCGTTAGTAAGTTTTTTAACTGAGATTCTGTTATAATAATTTTCATATAATTTATAAATATCACTTAAATAAAAAAACCCACTCTTTTGGAGTAGGTTTAGATAAAAATGAATAAATAATTAAGCTTCTTTTTTATTTATGATCGACCAAACGGCACCAACCAATGTCATTATACCACCTGAGATCTCAGTAAATAAAGCTTCATCAACAAGACCTTTCATAATTAAAAGACCACCAATAAATGTTAATGCGTGTCTTGTTATTCCTAAAATTTGATCTTTAGTAAGTTTCATAATTTTTGTTTTTTATAGTTTATTATTATCTATAAATATTACAAAAATCATCAAACACTTATTTTTCTTTGTATGTTATGTAACTGTAGATCACATAAACCACTATACAAAGGGGAACTGAAATTGCCAATACTTCCTCTAAATTCATAATATTTTTTTTTATAATAACGTAAAAAATACGTTTTTAGGTGGTTGAAAATTAAATAATTAGCAATTACTTATTCTTTATTAGCATTAGATAATTATAAATTATTATCTTATTGTGGTCCCTCACGGGCTCGAACCGTGGACCTACTGATTATGAGTCAGTTGCTCTAACCTACTGAGCTAAAGGACCGTTGTAGTCAAGACAGGATTCGAACCTGTACAGTATCCATTGTTAACCCTCATTTGATACTACCCCAGGGTGATGAGGCTCGTCTGCCAATTTCGCCACTTGACTATAAAAAGTTGTGAATGGTAGTCAATCACCAATCCGCCGAAGGACAATCAAATTACCTGAGTAAACGGTCCAGATGCATCCATTTTTTCACAACTTAGTAGTTAGGACAGGATTTGAACCTGTGGTTGACGTTGTTACGAATATCTCATCGTACTCCGCGTTTTCAGTCAACACCCCGCATTACGGACACCATTCCGCCCACCTAACTAAAAATGTGTGTTTTTAAAATATCCCTTGAACACACAAACAATGCCGACCCACGATTCGGAGAGCCTCCACGCCAATATGGATGTACCCGAAGGTATTTTTTATTTCAATCCATATCTGTAATCTCTATCTTCGTTCCTTACCAAGCGCTTGGCAGAGGGCTTTTTTTGTAGTCAGAACAGGACTCGAACCTGTAAATTATATGGTTTGAAGATAACCAAAAACAGCGTCTACCATTCCGCCACCTGACTATAAAAAAGGTTCTGAATCGTCCCTGTACCTAACCAGGAGAACCTTTAAATTTTCTATATTGGTATCTATATATATCCCTCACCGATATGTCTAAGATTCGTTAGACCATAGTAACCATCCACGGTGGGTTTCTACTTTCACACTTCGTCTTAACCTATTCTACTAATCATGAGTGTCATAGTTTTTACTGTTAATCGTTCAGTGCTATCCTCAGGACGGTTTTCCCTTACCCCCAAAGTTACGTGGCGGGTCTCACTCGGAATCAGAGTGTATATTGTAGAATTGTCCAGTGTTTCTACAACTTGTGGATTGTATTACGATCATTTAAGATCCCTAACCCCCTCCATCCATAATGGGGAATCCTAATACTATCTTGATACATGGTCTTCTCCCAAATCTCGATTCGATCGGTTAAGAACGAGTCCTTTCGGAATCTTGATAGTACCATTCGTGTAGCCTCCCCCATAGCCTTGAAGCCTTCAAGTCAGGATCACACACCATGACAGTCGGATACGTCTGCCAATCGTGGGGTCTTAAATAGAGTATGACGTATGCTCGTCCTGTAGTTGTTTCCATCCGCAGACTCACGGTTCTCTCTATTTTGTAATCAGGATAGGATTCGAACCTACAATGAGAAACCTTCCTCAACGGAAGGGATCGACACCAATGTCTAATTACACTCCTGATCCCTACAGTTGTTTTAGTTTGCATTTATCCATTTAAGGATTTACAATTTTAAATACTCCATCCGTGTGAAGTTACATTACAACTGTGATTTGAGGTCGAGAACTCCTCTGTGTTGTGTGTCTAGAATTCTCGGACACTTCATCCTAATTCCTTTCTCAAGGGAACAACACAATAATTCAAAGAACGTTTTCTCTTTTGTTTTACAAAGATAAGTAGAATTTTTTAATCTGCCAAATCTTTTTTTAAATTTTAATAAAAAATTTCTTTCGCTACTTCAGAAACAATTGAATTATCTGCCTTTCCTTTATAAACAGTATTGAATTGTTTCATAATTTTACTCACATTATCGTGACCATTTTGAGACATTTCTTTAATAACTGAAATGATCTCATCTCGTGACATAAGTTGTGGTAAATATGGTTTAATATATTCCAATTCTATAAGAGATTCTTCTGTGTTTGTTTGTTTTAATGATTTCTCCATTTTACGAAGGATCCCAAGGACAACCTCATCATTAACATTACCTGAACGACCTTTTTCATTTTGGATCTCACCTTTAACAACCCCAAGGAAGTTTTTCTTATCCATTTCCTTACTTTTAAATGCGATCATAAAATCCGCATTAATTTTTTCTTTTAGTGTCATAATAGTAATTTTAGCGGTCCATGAGAGAATCGAACTCTCGGCACATCCGTGACAGGGATGTATGTTAGCCACTACACCAATGGACCAAATTTGACTTTACCTTTCAAAGTCTAAGTAGGTTTAGTTGCGGACTTTCACGACCTATACGTCTATAGGTCTCCTTCCTGATGAGGTCTCTTTTCGTGACACGTACATTGTTACTATTTCAAACAATTCCATTGGTAATCACCGGCACGTTATTCATCTTTTTAACACGAAGCCACCGTGTTGATCATCGTAGTCAGGACAGGACTCGAACCTGTAATATTTTAGCTGTTGACACGACTCGTAAGCCTATAAGACCAGCTTTTTCCGTGATTAAATATTTAGCGCCATTCCGACACCTGACTATGTTGACTAAAAAGGATTCGAACCTTAATCCTGAGATCCAGTTACGGTCTCTGTGCGCCTTTACACCATAATCAATCGACAGTTTCGAACCTGTCAGTCTCAGGTTAATTACTCCTGAGGTTTGTCACCCGTATGGGATTCGAACCCATGCTCTTCTCCGTGAAAGGGAGACGACTTAAACCGCTTGTCCAACGGGCGATTAATGTTTAACAAAGATATGCATTTTTATTTTATTCCACATCATCTTTTTTAAACTTTTTTTTGTGACTCCAGTGGGAATCGAACCCACCTTATAAATTACTTGTAATATGCCTTGGACTTAAGTAACTCCGATCCTAGTATTAAGGAGTGCCATAGACATATTACCATCATTTACCCACTCGTAGCTGCGTTACCGTGCTTACTATAGAGCCATTTGGCGGTCCCGACGGGATTCGAACCCGTACCTCGCACCGTGACAGGGTGGAATTGTGACCATTCAACCACGAGACCAATTAAAGAGTGTAAAAGGAACATCTTACCTAAGACCGCGAATCCTTGTAAGACCTAACTTTACCAATCGGACGATTTGCAACTCATCGGATTGTCAGGTTACTACTTTTACAGAACCTTTTACTGCTTTCAGTATTTTACCACGACAGTACAGGACTCGAACCTGTGACCCTCGGCTCTACGCCGATGCTCTAACCAACTGAGCTAACCGCCGCGAATATTATTACCTTCCGCTTTTCTCTTTTGTGGACACTGTGGGAATCGAACCCAAACGATCTGATTGCAAATCAGTCGACCTGCCGTCGGCATCAGGCCCATTTGAGCGGGTGGAGGTAGTCGAAACCTCATCGCCAGATTGGAAGTCTGGAGTAATAGCCATTATACGACACCCGCTTATTGTACTGACGGTTGGATTCGAACCAACGTTTTAAACTTACCGCTACAGGCATAGATGATATAAGCATCCACTGGTACGTCAGCATTTAGTAGCGGGAGCAGGACTCGAACCTGCGATCTCGGCTTATGAGACCGAGCGGATAACCATCTTCCACATCCCGCAATATGTTATTAATTCAAAGAACTTTTCTTTTGTTTAACAAAGATAATAATTTAATTTTATTATAACAAACTTTTTTTGTAGTCCGGGTGGGACTCGAACCCACAACCATATGGACTGCGGCTTAAACGCAGCGTGTATACCAATTTCACCACCGAACCATTTTACCAATATGTCAAAGAACCTTTTTCTTTTGTTCCACAAAGATAGATAGTTTTTTCCAAACTGCCAAATCTTTTTTTATTTTTTTTTAAAAAAACTTATAAAATCAAAAAACCCACCTCTTTTGGAGATGGGTTTCAATTTTAATATATAGAAATATTACACCATCTCCTTGAAGGTTGTCTCAGCTAAATCCGCCCCTATCAATAATATGTGTAAATTTTTCATTTGCGTTTTTTTAATGTTTTGTTATAAATATATGATACTTTTTAAAAGTGTCAAGTTTTTAAATTTTTTTTATCCCGTTGAATCTATAAACTTAATGTCTTTGATTGATATTTTTTCCGGTGATTGGTAAGATTTAGATCTACCTCTATGTGTATGAATAAAATAACCATCTTTGTCAATGCCCATATCAAACCCATCAGGTAAATTATTTTCTTTAAGTTTCTTCTTTAAATCAGAGTGTAATTCTAACCCTGTAATTTTACCTTTACTTGCCTTTGTGTATTGTTTAAGGTGATCTAATGCTATATCTTTCATTTCATTGGATATACCTCTAACGAATTTAATTTTGTCCTGTATTGTCCTGTCTTTTTCAAGTGATTTAGATTCCTCAATAACCCTCTTTATAATGTTGGTTAGATCGGATTCTGTAAGTTTGATTACCTTTTTCATATTATTTTACAAATCAAAGTCAGTAAGATTTAATCCTTTAGATAATAAACAATCCGTTAATTCTTCTTTAGTCAAATGGTTAAATTCAGATTTTAAATACCAGTGTCCGTCTTCAGTATCATCGTAATCAAACCCACATTCATCAAGAATACTTAATATATTTACTGGGACATTATGTGAACCAACTTCAGTATCAACATAATCCGGATCTAAAGTCATAAATACTCTTGTACGGTCCCAATAATCACTTGGGTCATTTCCAACGTAAACCTCAAAATACCAATCGGTTGGATCATCTGAAAGCATTTCATATTCCTCAGAATCGTCATCATGTGTAAAGTCAGGTTCTCTATGTGTTTTCATTTTGAATGGGAAACCCATCATCTCCAAATGATTAAGAACTTCATGAATAATTGAGTCCGGAGCATTTTTTTCTTTCATGTATTCATGAAATTCATCTACGGTTAACTCATTTTTTGGTAATCTTTTGAATAGATCTTTTGCAATTTCTTTTGTGAAATCAGAGGATTCCTTAATTACTCGTTTAACAAGATTTGATAATTCAGATTCTGTTAATCTTATAACTTTTTTCATAATGTTTTTTATTATAAATATACTATGATATGTAAATGTTTTTACCCAACTACATCATATCTATCAGCATACATATAATGTAATTGTTTAATGTCACCAATTATAGGTTTAAACCCCGCTTTTTTAACTTGTTTAAGCACCAACGGATTGATAGTATCTTCCGAATATGCCGCATAAATGTTTAATGTCTTCAATAACATCAAATCATCTTTCATACCAACAAATTCAAATTCTTCTCTACCATCTTTTATGAGATTATTATTATCAACTCTCCATATTTGTTTCAGTTTATCACCTACATTAAATGGTGGGTTTTGTTTATTATTACCACCATATAATAATCTAAACTCTTCTTCTGTTGATATCTTTTTCATTTTAATCTTATCCTGTATTGAACTATCGTCTTTATTTGATTTTGTTTCTTTAATAACTCGTTTAACAATCCCTGTTAAATCCGATTCTGTTAATCTAATGACTTTTTTCATATCAATTCTTTATTGTAAATATATTATGATATGTAAATGTTTTTAGGGAAATTACCGAAAACAAACTTGGTGACATCACATAACCATAATTCAAGATCATATTCAATCCCTTTATATGTTTTCATTAGGTACCAAGATCCCTCACCAACTTCGGGTGATTCACGTAGGAACTTTAATTCATTGGATCCGTTAAATTCTTCGGTTGATAGTAATACCTTTATATCATTCTCACCCTGAGAAACAATGTCTAACATTGTATCGGCACCTGAGACCATTGCCAGATCTGCCCGACTACCTTCCCATTCGGGTAGATCGACATACCACGTCCCCTCGTCTTTATAAAATTTAAATTGTCTTAACATATTGACCTTATTTGTACCCCCAACAGGACTCGAACCTGTAAAATTGTGATCCTAAATCACACGCGTATACCAATTCCGCCATGGAGGCTTATTTGAGGTCCCGATTGGATTTGAACCAACGTAAACGGTTTTGCAGACCGCCTCCTAACCACTCGGACACAGGACCAATTAACGGCAGTGATGATCTGCCGCTTTAGTTGCTATTTGATTGTTAGGTTTAATGTTTGTCTTGTATCCAAGAGACATTGCCCATCCAACAACCGGTTGAACAAGTTTTGAACTAAAATGTTTTTCTTGACTATTGTAATCCAAATCAATTTCAACTTGGACTTTCACTTTTTTGGTTAACCATTCCGCAACCTCAATTGAATAATCCGCTTCATTCCACAATCTAGTCCACTTATCCTTAATTTTTTTCATTTTTTGTTTATGTAAGATGTAATGAACACCTCTGTTACCATATCGGTAAGCAATTACGGTCACATATACCGTACTTCTCCTGTGGTTCTGAGAATCAGTACCAATATGAACCTCAACATATGGACATTCTTTTAAAACATCCAAGGTGTGAGATACCACATCCACTGATTCGCCCTGTACCGTTCTAAATACTCTGTTCATAATTTTTAATTTTTTGTGGACCGGGAGGGAGTCGAACCCCCGACGCTTGGATCTTCAATCCAACGCTCTACCAACTGAGCTACCGATCCTTATTTAATTTGAAATGCGTGTTTCATAATTTTTCTTTTTTTGGTTGAATCTTCGTAATTACCGTGTACGATCCCATCTTTAATAGTAAAGGCGTGTCGACTAACTAATACGAAAAATGTCCCAATTGGATTTTCTTTTATAAATGTCCCAACGGTCATTTGTCTTTTAACTTTTTTATTTTTTACTTTAACCGTATAATCTAAGGAATAAACCACCGAATTACCCATAGGTTTTCTTACACCAATTGGTTTAATCTTCTTATGGTTTATTTGAGTTTGTTTTTTTGCCAACTCAACCATTTTAAAAACGGTACCATAAGTACCACAACGATCTTTTCTTCCAAATTTTTCTTTAACGTATTTGTGAGCCTTATCGTAAGAGATTTCAAACGCCGATGCAAATGCTCTAACAACACAATCGTTATTTTCTTTTTTCGCAATTTCGGAATCCTGATAACCAATGATCCCAACATTATTTGAACAGTATGGTAAGTTTGTTTTCATAAGACAAAGATACGAATTTATTTTTAATTCACCAAATCAAATTTGCACGCCTACTAAGATTCGAACTCAGACCTTAGGTTTTGGAGACCTCCATGCTACCGTTAACACCATAGACGTGTATAGTAAACCTATTTTTGCTACGATAAACTAACCAAGTTTAGTGTGGCAATTTTTAGTTTATTGTACCCCCTCAGAGATTCGAACTCCGACCTGACGCCTTAGAAGAGCGTTGTACTTCCGTTATACGAAAGGGGCAAGTAAAAGATGATGAATGACTTTATCAGGAATCTGGGATTCGTATTTCTACGACGCTTCACACACCATAAGAGAGTTGAGCATTATTACTTATCCTTAGTGTGTACCCTTGCGACACGTCTCTCCACGTCTGTCATTCTACGCTTTGTATCATCTTTTGTACCTTCGGAGAGGGTCGAACTCCCGATCTTCAGATTCGTATTCTGAGGCTTTTCCATTAAGCTACGAAGGTATGTTGTGTGTATGATGGGGGTCGAACCCATGACCTCTTGAACCACAATCAAGCACTCTGCCAACTGAGCTACATACACCATGTAATTTTATTCTTCTTTGGTTAATTCAATGTATTGTAATGCCATATGAATTAATCCGTTGAGATACTGCCATCTTGGACCCGCATTTTCATGTCCGAATATCTCAAGTAATTTTTCTTTTTGCCATTCTCTCTCGGAGGGAACTGGTGATAACCAATGACCATCAAGGTTATCAAATTTAATAAATGTTTCTTTTTCGAAGGTTTCTAATTTTTAATTTTTAATATCAAAGACCCACGATTTCGGAACTCCCCACTCCACGTGAGGTGTGTTGTTGACCCATACCCATATCTTCATGTCCGTTTACGTAATTAAACACTATTTTTAGAGTATGTTACATAGTAGTTTCAAAGTAATGAACTGTTCACCCTAACTAACGATTACACCAATCTTTTTTGTCCCGTGTAGTGGTATCGAACCACTCTAAAGTCGGATATGAGCCAACTTTGATCCCTGATCACACGGGTTTTTGCGGAAGACATTGGAATCGAACCAAATACCCGAAGGTACATCTCGCTTAGCAGGCGGACCCTATCGCCATCAAGGTTTACTTTCCATTGTGCTCATGACGGGTTACGATCCCATTACCTCTTGTGTATCAGACAAGTGCTCTACCAATTGAGCTACATGAGCGGTTGCGGATCAGGCAGGACTCGAACCTACAATCCCTTGATTAACAGTCAAGTGCTTCACCATTAAGCTACTGATCCTTTTGTGGGAGAGGAGGGACTCGAACCCCCAAGGCTTTCGCGACAGATTTACAGTCTGCTGAGCCAACCAATTGCTCAACTCTCCCTTTTGTACACTCTACAGGGATCGAACCTGTGACCTGTTGTATGTAAGACAACCGCTACTACCATCTGAGCTAAGAGTGCTTGTTTTAGTTTTACAGAACAAAAGTAACCATTTTTTGGTAACAATCGCTCAGTTTTACTAAATTTTTGTGTCCCCGACAGGGTTCGAACCTGTGACCCCCTCATTAAAAGTGAGGTGCTCTAAAACCAGCTGAGCTACGAAGACTTTGTCTAAGTGACAGGGATCGAACCTGCGGCCTGATGGTCCCAAACCACCCGCTCTACCATCTGAGCTACACCTAGTTATTGTTGCGGAAGAGTGAGGTGTCGATCCCCATACCTTTCAGTACCGCCCGTTTTCAAGACGGGGTCACAGGCCGCTGTGATTACTCTCCCAATTATTG